TGAAAACGTCAGAAACCCTCTTATTACTACAATAGAAGCAAAATTTAAAGCATATTATATAAACAATAAAAAAATAAACGTAAAAACAGCAAAAGAATTATTATTAGAAAGAAATGGAACATAAAATTTTAGTCGTATATGTTGGTGTTGCTATGATTCGTACTGAAGATATTGACAATTATGTGCATAGAGTGGCGGGTAAAATTATTCCAACAACATTTGAGGGAGAAATAATTATAATTCCAATACAAGACATTAACACGAGAATCGAATGTATAAATCCAAAATATATTATAGAACCCGAATTAATTCAAAAACATGGTGAATTAATGAAAGAATTACAAGAAGCATTACTTGAACAAATAAAATTATTAAGAGAAAATGAACATGAATAAAAAATTAACAATTGGAATTGATATTAATGAAGTCCTTAGAGCAAGATGGCTTCAGTTTGATAGATTTTATGCACAAGAATTTGGAGAAGAAGGAATTCCCGGAGATTCTTATGTATATGATTTTTTTGGTAAATATAAGTGGGAAGATTGTATTGAGGTTTCTAAAGAACTAAAAGAACCAGAAGATATGCCCGAAGATATAAATCCTCTTGAATATCAGCATGACCCAGAATTAGGTGAAGCACCAGCAGATGCATTCTTATTTAAAGCACCAAAGTCAACACATTTAACAGCAAAAGAAGTATACAATCGTTTTATGTATGAAGACTTTGTGTTTGAAATTCATGGAAGCGTACCAATGATGTATCCGAACATGGATTTGGATGTGAATAAATTCTATCAAAAATACCGAGACTTTGCTGATTTTGTAATTATATCAAAAGAAAATCAATTCAGCATACCATCGACGTTGTTCTTTTTAAGTAAGATTCGCAGTAGGTTTAATAACTTTAAGTTTGTTGAAACCAATGAAGATGTTTGGAATAGCGTAGATGTTTTAATAACAACAGACCCAGAATTATTAGCCGCTCCCGTCGATAAACAGGTCATTAAACTAAAACGACCATATAACGAAGAGTGTTATAATTGTGTAATAACCCCCGTACTTCAAATCAATGATTTAAACGGTAACGAAGAATTCGAAAAAATAATTAATTATATAAAACCAGTAACAGAATGAGCACAGTAGAATTAACTGCAGAAGCACAGAAAGCCGAGCAAGAAAAAATAGAAAAAATTAAATCTTCTTTAGATAGATTAATAAATAAGAAATCAAAATTCTTATTTTGTGTACCAGAATCTCAGAGTCCGAGTGCAAGTGTATATGAAATTTATTTTCATGCAACAGTTGTTAAAAGCATGGGATATGACGTTTATATCTTAGTAGAAAAGGGTGACTATGTAGTACCGACTTGGATTGAAAAAGAACTCACCCAGTTCAAACATATTCCAATGTCAGACCCAAAATTAACCGTTGGTCCAGAGGATATTATGATTATACCCGAAGTATATTCAAACGTAATGGAACAAACCAAAAATTTACCTTGTCAGAGAATTGGCTTACTTCAATCAGTTGACTATATGATTAACTCTTTAATTCCGGGAACAGATTGGAAATCGTTTAACATTAATGATGTTATAACCACATCTGAAACCCTTAAAGAATGGCTAGAAACCTTTTATGGTATTGGTAAATTTAATATTAAATCATATAATGTCGGTATTCCAGATTATTTTGAAAGGTCTGATGTTCCACAAAAGCCAGTTGTTTCTGTCGTTGGAAGAAATGCTAATGAAATTAGTAAACTTGTAAAATTATTCTTCAGTAAATATCCTCAGTATTCGTGGGTTACTTTTGACCCTATGCTTACAAAATCAAAACCGCCACAACAAATGCGTAGGGTTGACTTTGCAAAAAGACTCCAAGGTAATTTTGCTGCGGTCTGGATTGATAGAATAGCAAGTTTGGGTACGTTCCCTCTCGAATGTATGAAGTCTGGTGTAATTCCAATCTGTTTAAAACCCGACATTACTCCCGAATATATTCTTGAAAGAACATCGGGTGATACTGGTTCAGTAGTTAAAATAGCCGAAGGTGCTGGCGTTTGGACAGATAATTTCTATGACTTGCCTGTTTTAATCGGTGAAGTACTTGTTAAATTTCTCGACGATGCAATTTCTCCGGACTTATATGCTTCAATGGAAAAACTCTCAGAAAAGTATAATCAAGAAAACTCTCAAAAACAACTCACGGAGATTTACCAGGGATTTGTTGATGCAAGACTTGCTTTGTTTATTCAAGCACTCCCGCAACAATTAGAATCACCACAAATAACTCCAAATCAAGAATAAATAATAAATTAAATATTAATAATATGAATACAACAGTAATAATTCCCGTACACGAATATAATGAAAAGGTTCAGAGTCTTTTAGAGAAAGCAATTGAATCAGTAGTTAAGCAAGAAAAACTTGTAGAACTTCCACAGATTGTTGTGGTATATGCGTCTGCAATCGAAGAAGGCATAATCGCCTTTCAACAGAGTCTTTTTGGAAAGTATCAGACTAATTTTGACATTCTTTTCATTAAGAATGAAGGTAAAACCGACTATCAGTCTCAAGTAAATATGGCTGCAGAATTAATAACTACCGCATATTTCTCGGTACTTGAGTTCGACGACGAATACAGCACGACATACTTCAGCAATGTCAATAAGTATATCAAGGCTTACCCCAATGTCGATGTCTTCTTAACTATGATGATTGAGGTTAATGAACTTAATCAAGGTATTAAATTAACCAACGAAACCGTATGGGCACAACAGTTTGTAGGTGAGAATGGTGAAATGGGTTATCTAAATGCTAACGCACTTAAGCAATATACCGACTTTAAACTCAGTGGTGCTGTAATTAAAAAATCAGAGTTTGTAAATCTTGGCAAATATAAATCAAACATGAAGTTAACCTTTATGTATGAGTTCTTGCTCAGAGCATTAAACAGCGCATGTAAAATCTACAGCATACCAAAAATAGGATATAAACATCTCGCAACCCGTGAAGGTAGTATGTTCGGCGAGTTTCAGAAGACCATGTCGATGGACGAAAGAAAATTTTGGTTTGAAACAGCAAATAAAGAAGCAAACTTTCCAACTGATAGAGCAATTGATATGTCAAGACTAACTAAAATTGTAGTTGACGAAAAATAACAGTATTTTGACTCTATTATGAATGAAAGACGTAGAAGTTATTCCTTATTTTGCGGAGAAGGAAGAAAAAGCAGTATTCGACTATATTAATTCAAATTCGGGAGAAGAAAAGAACAGAATCTATAATAAAATTCTGCTCGAACCCTTCCGAAAAATGAACGAATCCATATTAAGAAAGTATCCAATTTACATTGGAAACTATACAATGGAGCAAGTTGAAGAAGAAGCACTAACACATCTAATCGAACATATGATTAAGTACAGACCATTTATTATTGAACTTAATAAATGTGATACCGATAAATGGTCTAAATTAGGTGATGATTATAGATTTTGGTATGCTGATGAAGCACGGGAAAAACTAAAATCTATTCTTGAAAAGGATAAAATAAATAATTACCGAATATTTAACTCAAAAGCATATAGTTATTGTCAGACAATAATTCGAAATTTTTATAAGGATTGGGGAAAGAAAAGTTATACAGAGAAAAAAATCAATCTTTCTTATGATGATTTTGTTGATGAGATTAATGAAAACATCGAGTATTCGTATGAAATGGAGATGGAGACTCAACATCAATTAGATAAACTCATTAAAACAGTAATCGAAAAAATCGAGGTTAAAATTAATACCGATGCCACAATAAAGAAAAACGAAGCAATTGTTGGCGATGCTATTGTCAACGTGTTGAAAAATTGGCATGTATTATTTATGGAAGATACTCCAGATGGTAAATATAATAAAAGAATTACAAACAAATTTGCCAAAAACAAAATATTATTCTTCTTAAAAGAGCAGACGGCTTTATCTACAAAAGAGATTAGAATTGGAATTAAACCATTTAAAGATATCTATTTTATGGAAAAGATTGACTATCTCGATGACTAAATCAATATAAAAGTATTTATTAGTACTAAAACTTATTAACTATGTGCCCTAGACCAACGAGAAAACGATTAAAATTTGACGAAGACAGCGTGAATGGTCTTCTTCAAGAAATTTATGATGATAGTCATAACCAAAAGGCAAAGATTGCCAGACTGTTCAGTAAATGGGAAGTAAAAATAAAAGAAAATAGTGAGGTTGCCGCACTTGGCGACCAGATTGTAAAACTTATTATGGCTGAAGCCAAAAACGTTGACCAAAAAATCATGATTTTAAAATATCTTAAGGAAGTTGTTTTTGACTCTAGAGCAAAAGAGGGTGAAAGGGACAAACCTGATGATAATAACCTTAGTAATGAAAAGAAAAACGAATTATTAAAAATAGTTCGTGATGAACTAGATAAGAAGAACGCATTAAAAAGGTAAGAAATGTCAGAGTCAATTATCAATAAAAAGGAAGGTGTCTTTAGTAAAATCGGTGCTTGGGTTTCTATGCAACAAGAAAAACCGATGCCCCAACTGAACAGCAGTTTTCCTTCAGTAAATAATAAAGAGGATATTGTTCCGTATTTACTCGACGTACTTAAAGTTGTGGTTGGTACTGATGCATTAATGTTACTAATTGGCGAAATGTTTACTGACCTCATTGACGAAATAACCGTACCACTAAAAAAGAGTACGGAAAATTCGGTTACTCAACCAAATTCCGCAGAACAAGTTCCTAGTGATTTTATGTTAAATGGCTATACTTTTAAAATTAAAGATATTGATTTTTTTGAAGTAGCACAAATTGACCCCAGTAGTACGGCGGGAAGTCTTATGTGCGACGTTGAAAACGTTAATTTTAATTATTCTCTTTATCAAGCATGTGCTGCTCCGGGCGTACCAAAAGATTTTGGTGTAATTAAAATGACATATAATGAAAATGATAACACAATAAACTTTAAGCCAGTTTCGGGCATGACAATCGGAGATTTCTTTAAAGGATTTATCGCAGCAATGGTTCTTATCGATAAAAAAGTATTTATGGCTAGTGTTTTGAATCTCTTCTACGGCACAATAACCGCTAATTTAAATAAAAGTGTCGAGCAAGTAGCACAAGAACTAATTGTTCAAAAACAAATTGAAGATGCAATAAATGGTAATACTAGTTTTACTGTATCACCAGATAGTTATGATGAAATATGGAAAAAAGCACAAGAACTAGCAAACGGCACAGTTTACTACGATTTGGGTTGCGGTCTTCTTGAAGCAAAATTGGGAATGAGTGCGTTAACAGAAACATTAGGCAATACATCTGGTTCAACCGACCCCTTTTATGTTGCAAATCAAATGTATAGCACCGTTCCAAAAAGCATGAGAGAAGTTGCTCCAAGAGCAAATGAAAACCAAGAAACAATTAAGGACGGATTTTGTCAACAACTAATAAAGTTAATTACAGATACAATAGTAAATGCGGTTACAACAGCACCGCAATATCGAGCGATACAAGGAATTGTGAGTGCTATTGGAAATCTAGGTCAATCCAAACTCGGAAATCCCACAGAAGATTTAAAAGAATTCAGAACAATGATAATGTGTAATGTTAATGCTGCAATGGAATTAATTGTGAGATTTATCTTCGGTATAGTAGTCACATATTTAACAAAACTGCTTGTTCCAATAGCACAAAAAATAGTAATAGAAAGAGTAAATTTATATATCGCAACACTAAGAAGTATGCAACCAATACAAACACCGTTATTCACATAAAATGGCAATTAATTTTAATAGTATAGAATCAATTATTGGTGGATTTGATAAAATATTGAATCTATCATCTATTGGCGGTCCACCACCGATACCAGCACCAATTATATTAGTTGGTATTCCCCAACGTCCGGGTTTATCTCCAATTAAAATTGCTTCACGTATTATTGCGAGAAAATCAGAAGCGGGATTGCCAGTAGGTGCATTACCATCTGGTGGTGCTTCTCCAGATGAATTAATGGAAAGAATAAGGATAGAAGAAATAGTAAAAGCATTACAACAAGACGCTGTTATTAGTGTAGCGATTCCTCCGGGAACTGCAATAAGTGCTGCGGGTATTTCACCAACAGGACCAGTTACAGTATTTGGTTCAACGATAATGTTTACTAAAGGCTATGGAGTTATACAATAATGGAAGATTTTAAAAATTATACACCAACAGAATTGCTAAAGATGATAAATGATTCTAAGGCAGAGCATGAGAAAATAAAGCAAGAAATAATTGATTATACATATCAATTAGATGAACTTGAGGTGGTGGTTAATAATAAAATAAACGAATTAACAGCAGTAGAAAAACTATATATTGATTTAATTGAAGAACTAACAAATAGAAATAATGTTTGATAAGCCGATATTACAAACAACAAACGCATATAAACAAGAGGGTAGCATGATTCCCGTTACCCGAACGATTTATTATGGTGAGGTTGTAGATATAGTTGACCCTACTGATGGTGGAAGAATTAAGGTCAAAATTCCCGACTTGGATAATAAGACAGGAAATGCGGAATTGCCTTGGTGTTATCCAATGATACCAAAATTTTTCCACATTTTTCCAAAGATTGGTGAATATGTTAGAGTTTTTATTGAGGATATTAAATATCCGCAAAGAAGTCGTTATTGGGAAGGACCAGTTATTTCACAATTACAAAAAATTGAGAAAGATACCATATATACGGCACTCTCCACAACTAATATGGGATTAACACTTCCGCTTCCAGCAATTAGTACATTTCCAGATGCTGCCGGAGTATATCCGTCACTAGAAGATATTGCTATTCTAGGTAGGGTTAATACCGATATTACATTAAAAGTTAATGAGGTTCAAATTAGAGCAGGGCAACACGAAAATGGTAGTGTTTTTAAATTAAATGTACAGAATCCCGCAACATTTAATATGGTATTCGAACCAAATCAAAGTCAAACATCTTATTATAGTAATTCTATTCTGCAGAGCGATAAAATCGCAATCATTTCCCACGATGGTAAACCACAATTTAAAGCAGCAAGATTAACTGCAGAAGACCGAGCAGAGATATTTGACAAGGGTCATCCAATTCCAAGGGGAGATGTTTTGGTTGAGGCATTAAACATAATCAGAAACGCTTTAATTCAACACATTCACGGTTATTCTGGTCTCCCCGCAGATAAAACAGCAATAATTAATTCACTAGAAAGTCTGAATTTTGACGGAATGTTACAAAAAAACATTGTGATTAATTAAAATTGTATTATCTTTGCCCGAATGAATGGTTTACAAATACCCGATAAGTTATTTACGGCATT